CGAGACCACAAGGACCACAACTGTCCTTGGTGAATAGGATAAATCTAGTCTTCATTCTTAGGTGCTTGTGATGGGACAACAGGATCACGGGAGCGGTTCTTGATTACAATGAACGCATCCTTGTTATACTTGCGGGTGCCTTTGACAGGTGCCCACTTAGTACCAGCACCATCAATCTCATAGACTGAAGTGCCACCAATCTCTACATGGATGTCATCGTTACGAACGTCCCATCCAAGAGCAGCAACTGCTTCGACGAGTGCTTCTTCAGTATAGAGCATCTTCTTGTTCAGAAAGAATGGTTACATCAGAGGTAGGATATGCAACACAGGTGAGTACAAATCCCTCGTCAATTTGGTCATCATCCAAGAAGGACTGATCAGACTGGTCAACAGTGCCACTTACAACTTTACCAGCACAGGAAGAGCAAGCACCAGCACGGCAGGAATAGTTCAGATCAAGACCAGCTTCTTCAGCAGCATCAAGAATGTATTGATCATCAGCACATTCAAAAGTAGTTTCAGTGCCGTCAGGTTGGCGAATAGTTACGTTCATCGGTCGTTAGCAGCGCGGTTTTCAGAATAGTAAGAGTCAAAGGTTCCTTCAGGATAACGCTTAGACAACTTACGAATGTTAGTATCTAGCACATCTTCCATGCGAATGTCAAGTGCTTGTGTTGCTTGAGCGACATACCACATGATGTCACCCAGTTCGATAATCAGGTGCTCCCTGTTGTCTTCGTTCCAAGGTTTGCCTTGGAAGACCATCTTCTTAATGATCTCAAGGAACTCACCACCTTCAGCATTAATCCCAACACCAGCAGTAAGAAGACGCTCAATATTGGCACCCTTTCGATCAAGATCGACAAGACGGTCAGCGAGGTAAACAAAATCTTTTGAAGCATCAGACGTAACTGCGTCTACGAATTCTTCATAACGAGAAAATTCAATTGCCATATCAAGAAAATAATTGTAGTGTTTCAGGGAACCAGAGATAGTCTAACTCAGAGTTAGCGAGTGTGTCAAGTGCTTGCTGTGGTGTCTCAACTAGTGGGTCACCAGCAAGATTGAAACTCGTATTCAATAGTATACCATGCCCTGTCAGTTTTTTAAACTCCTGCAGGATGTCATACAAGTGACCGTCTACAACAGTCTGTACCCTACAGGTTTTGTCTACATGAGTGACAGCAGGTATAAGATCTGTCGTCACCTTGTAGCACTGTGTCATGAATCGACTTGCTACTTTGATATCAAAGTAGAGATGTGCATCTTCTTCTAGTACACATGCAGCAAATGGTCTGTACCATTCCCTGCGTTTAATTCTATTTACTATGTCCCGCCCTTGCGGATTGAGTGGGTTGAAGAGGATGGAGCGGTTCCCCAATGCTCGCTGTCCAGCTTCAGCGTATCCATCATATACTGCGACGCTTTTTGATTCTGCAAGAAGTCTAGCAACTTCTTCCTTTCCTGCGCCGAGTCCTCTGAACTTGGATAAGTCATACTTGTAGCCGTGAAATGCGGTAGTGGTTAAAGGTCTAGGTTTGAGATCCTTCGTATTTAGTCTCCAGTGTAGCATAGCAGTGCCGACTGAGATGCCAACATCTGTTGCCATGGGTTCAAAATAGAACTCTACATCTGGAAAAGTTTCTACCAATAGGTTATTAGTTATAATATTCATAGCATAACCACCAGTAAAACACAGCTTTTTAATGCCAGTCTCTGACAAAACTTTACGAACTAGTCGTAAAATTACATTCTGTGTATCCTTCTGAACAGCTTTGGCATAGTCAGCGTAAGGTTGATAGTTCTCCTTTGTAATCTCATCACAAACATTCACACCCTTCTTACCGAAGATCTCCTGAGCGATGTCTTTGAAGTTATCAGGACCATATCCATAGAAAAATAGGTTGACTTCACGACAGTGGAACATCATGTCATCAACGAACAAGTCTTTGACAATGTGTGTCTGATTACTGTCGTTTCCATAAGACGATATACCCATAACTTTGCCTGCCTGGAGGGCAGTTTCACCCATCATGACGGCACCTGCACTGTACAGATAACCTAGACCCATCATGCTCTCTCGATGGATCTCAGCATCAGGATGCAACTTCTTTAGACGTGCCAATTCTGTAGGCAAATCCATGTTTTCTGGGAATAGTTTGATGAAGTTCTTGTAGATTTCTTTGAACTTCAGTCCCTCAGCAACGTAGATAGATTCTGCTTCAAAAGATAGTTTGTCCAAAGACCCACTACCATCTACAACCATGACCAATGCCTTGTCAAAACCACTGTTGTAGTAAGCACCAGCAGCATGTGCAAGATGGTGACGTTTATCTTTGATTACCTTAGGTATCTTGCCATGCTTTTTCTTATATGCTTTGAGAAACATATCAAGATACTTCAGACCACCGTCATACATGAATGTCCTGTCGCCAAAATAGCACAAAACAATGAGATCCACAGGATCCTTCACGCGAAGAAGGTTCTTGTAGATCTCAAAGTGATGGAGGTCGTGTTTCTTACCGCTGTATCTTTCCTCTAAGAAATAGTTTTTGATCTCACCATCGTAGATGCAGGCAGAACAATCATGATTGCCATACTGAATTGCAAGAACCCTCATACTTTCAAACCAGCAAACTTATCAAACATATCCTTAGGACTTTCTGGAATAAAATCTTGACCAGAATCAACAATGTTTTCCTGAGCAGATTGCTCAACATCATACAGTCTCATTTTAGCACGATCAATACCTACAACAAAACGCTTATTGACAGTAGGATCACCATACCTGTTCTTCAACTGCTTCACCATAATCTGTCCCATCTGTTCCAACTCTTCCGTGCTAATAAGGGCAAGCATAAGATCAGCAGTAGCAGGGAGACCAAAGGACTCAGAAGTATCAGTAATGTCAACGTCAGAGCTACCATAACCAGAACGAGTGGTCTGGGTGGCAGATACGATAGGGACCTCGGCTTCGACAGCCAATCCTCTAAGTTCCTCTGCAATCGACTTAACAAGAGTATAGGAATTAATATTGGCAGATCCCTTGTAACGTGACGAGGCACAAATATTAAGATAATCCACAAATACAATATCAGGTTTGAAAGACTTCTTAAGTGCGAGATCATTGAGGAGAGCACGGAAGTGTCCACTGTGTGCACTAGCAGTAGGATATTCTTTAATTATAAGCTTTCCTGTAGTTTTGTGAGCTAACTTCTCAACTTTGTTTTCAAACATCATCTTAGGAAGTTGCACAAGTTCTTGAATGGGAACATTCAATAGGTTCGCGTCGATCCTTTCTGCAATCTTTTCCTCTGCCATCTCCAAAGTGATGTACAAAACGTTTTTGTTTTGTAGTAAGCAAGCAGCGGCAACATGACACATGAACAAAGACTTACCCACACCAGTACCTGCAAGAGCAATGTTGAGAGATTTCTTAGAAAGACCACCCTTTGTAATTTTGTTGAGGAGTTCCAAGTCGAAAGGAATTTTGTCCTCCACTCGGTGGTAGGATTCGTATCGCTCCTCGTAGTCTTCGATGTAGTCGTGTCCAATATGGTTGTCAAAGGATACAGACAACGCCTCAGAGAGGATCGAAGGGATAGCACCAGTGCCTTGAGCACTGTCCTTTCCATCTGCGATCTTGATACTCTCCATGAGTGCTAGGTATATAGCACGTTCCTTACACCATTCTTCAGTAGTATCAATGATCCACTGAAAATCAGACTTCTCATCATCAATCTCACTGATGACCTTCAGCAGTTGCTTATGTTGATCATCAGAAATGTTATCAAGTTCCCCAACTTCGATTGCCAACGCCTCCTTTGTAGGCATCGTGTTGTAGTCTTTGAAGAATTTGTCTACAACATCAAAAAGGGTTTTGTTTTCGGTGTCCTGAAAATACTCTCTCTTTAGAAATGGAAGAGCTTTACGAACATACTCCTCATCCAGGAGTAGATTCTTCAGTACCAGCGCCTCCACCTTGATCATTCTTATAGGGCTCCAAATTAAATGTGCATGTAATAGTGATCCTAGTACCAGGACCTGTCATTTTCGGGGTGCTCTGCTCAAGATACGAGGGATAGATAACCACGTCTCCAGCAGTAGTATATACACCACCAGCATTTTGCCACTCTGGAATATCCACTAGAGGATCAAATGCCCTAACAATATTTCTTACGGGGTGATGATAGATATCATCTGGTTTGTTTGAATCAGTGTCAACATAATGAGTAAATGTATAGTGACTGGGTAGAGTATTCCACATATCAAAACTGTCACCTGATTCTAATACCCTTAATGTGATGTTGGTAATGACACCACAATGAGTATTATATACACCAATGTCTTTTAGAAAATCTTCAATGACATCGCTGTAATAATCCATGAACGTAGCAGGCATTCTACTGATCCACTTTTGAAAAGCACCATCTGCCTGGTATTTTTCTTCTAGGTATTCAGATTTTGCCCAGGTAAGAAAAGTTTCAGTCTCATCGATGTGATACTTTCTTACTGGAATTGCAAACAAATCATTCTTCATACTAAAAGTGCGTGTTCTTCCACTGTTGTCCTAACCAGTTATCCCTTTTAAATGCAGGGATGACTTCGTTGACTAGGAACTTACGATTTTCTTCTGCAATCTTCAATGATTTAGTTTCAAGAGTAGATACTCTCGATTCCAGTTGAGATGCAAACCATACAGCACCACCTAACTGAACAAGCAGAAAGGATATTACTGCAAACGGGATCTTCAATTCCTTCATTTGTCTGTACCATATTTGAACTCTTGACCTGCTGCCCAGTCAAGTTTCTCCATCACTTCTTCTGTGAAATACTTCTCAGGAGAGGCAAGAATAACAGAAGGATAAACGGAAGATTCCCCAACAACAACCCTATTTCCCTTCCGCTCGAAGACTCCATACTTCTCACCCAGTTCCAGTAGTCCGTAATACTTGTCCAGTCC